GTTCATCTTCCAGCTCAATACCTACATAGTTACCAATCTCACAAGTTTTTTTAACTGTTTTAATGATAGCATTAGTATCATTTTCACTACTCCCTAAGAAAGGTTTTGTTTTACTTTTAGTAGTAATCGCTCTAGTAACTTCCTTACTATACGAAATTCTTGTGTCCACATCAGACACAAAATCCTTTGCTGACAATCCGTTAAATACCATTGTATTTCCTTTTTTTGTTTTATTTTGTGCCTTACCCAAGGTGGCAACGGTGGGGACATCTCGGGTAAGACTTGTCCACCGCTCCCATCTTATGTAAGGCTTTTAGGATTAGTTTAATCCTAAAGCCGATTTGATATCTCCATCTGCGATGGCATCCATGGAAACTTTTGAGTTCTTTTTCTCTTTTATCATCTCTTGAACATCAGCAAGTCTGTTTTTATCTTTAAAAACTTCAATTGCTTTTTTTACTGCTCTATAGTCTTCTCTTATCTCATACTCATCTCGTTTTTGTGGTATTCCAACTACATCTTTTTCGCCCATTTTATTCCTTTTTCTTGTTGTTTTTTCTCCCTTTATTTCACTGGGGAAATAAATTTTACTCTAAATACAGCATAACTAAAGTCCAAGTGCATCTCTAAGCTCTTCGTCTGCTGTCTTCATACCATCATCAAGATTTCCATTTGGTACATTTGTTTTTCGTGAACTATTTACATTTGGTATTGTAGGTGCTGGAGCGTTTGCAACATTTTCAGGATTTGCTTTTATAAATTCTCTATATGCTATTTCATAAAGATCTTCATATCCATTTGCATCTGCAAATAGAGTTTCTCTTTGATTTTCTGATAAGTGCAGATTGTAAAAATCTATTATTTTCTCATGATTGTAGTTAGGATGTTTCGCTGTTACACTAGTGATAGCTGAACGAATTTCATTTGATTTTTCTATTGCAGCTTTTTTATCTGTAAGAGCCTCTATCTCTTTATCTTTTGAATTTTCTTTTATATAATCTTGTGCTTTTGCTGAAAGGAGTTCTAAATATGCAGGTTTATCATCAAACTCTAGTTGTTGTTCTTCATCAGTAAGAATAGTGTCAAGTGATCCATAAAACTCTTTTATATCTACAGTATTTTCAGTTTGTAATTTTTCAATTTCTAAGTCAATTTTTGTGATCTCTTTATTTGCTTCTAATTGTTCAGGCGTAAAAATTATATTTGTAGTTTTATTTTCTTTTGTTTCTATTTTTGAAGCAACTTCTTTTTCTGATTCATCATTATTATCTTGTTCTGATATTGTTTCTTCTTTTTCTTCTAATCCTAAGATTTCTTCTAATTCATTTCCGATATTTTCAGTTTGCTTACCCATGTTATTATTGTCCTTTATCTTTTAATAGAACAATAGTAACAAATAAAAAAGTGCTAAGTGTATTTATGAGATTATAGTTTGCGGTTTTATATTTCTTTTTGTTTATCTTTGTCATAATATTTACATGAAAGAAATACAGTTAACAATTTTTTTATTACTTACAATTACTGGTTGTACTTCAAATGAAGTAAGATACCAAAGTCTAAATATTAATTCTCAAAACCACTCTACAGGTGCAAATAATGCAAGTGCTGGTATAGCTTTGCTCACTCTTATCCCAAGGGGGATAGAATCTTTCAAAAATAGTGATATGTATAAATATGGTTTTGATGGTTTTGATATTCATGGATATCACAAAGATACAGATACAAAGTACAATCCAAAAGGTTATGACAAGGATGGCTTTGACAAATATGGTTTTAATGAGAATGGTTATGATAAAGAGGGATACAATAACCTAGGTTATGACAAAGATGGCTTTAATCATAACGGACTTGACAAAGATGGGTATAACACTAAAGGCGAACAGATACAAGTACCTTTAAGTGATGGTTTTGATATTGATCCTAATTTAGGTTAACTTTTTATGCCACACCATGACTTCTTGATGCACCAAGTCCATGACTAGCTCCTCTACGATTTAGGCTTCCATCTTTGTTTCTTCCAAAACTTTTTGCTTTTCTACTTGCAAAACTTCCCCCTCGTGATTTAAATGATTTTCTTGCAATAGATATAGCTTTTCTATAAGTAGCACTATCGTTTGACATATGATTATTTAGTTTTCTTTGAGTTGAAAGATTAACACCATTTACTTTTTGTGAAAATTGTAAATGGTCCATTGACCATGGGTCTGTATATACTGATTGTGTTACATCCATATTGTGTGCATTTTTACCTGTAGTAAAACTTGTATAGATACTTGATTCTAAATCAGTATGCAGATCTCCAAATGTAGTTTCCATACCAAAAGCACTTTTCATCCAATCAGGTGTCATATCTCTGATACCTTGTTCTATAGATTTTTGATCTGCGTACTGTGCTGTTCCATTGTTGTCGAAACCTATCAAATCTCCACCAAATCCGAAATGATTATCTATCCCTAAAGCCATTTGAGTAAGCTCACTTAAAACTGTTCCTACTACAGCAGATACAGCTACAGCTCCGTAAACAGACACTACACCAACAAAATTGGCGACTGATTGACTTATCACATTAGCAACACCACTCATAACAGTTCCTAAAACACCAGCTGCAAAAGTTTCTTTAAATGTCATCTCATCACCTGTAAGTGCGTGTACAATAGAAAAAGAAAGAGCAATAGGTGTCGAAACATTTATAGTAAACATATTGTTAAATATATTTGATAGAGATTCTACATCTCCATTATCATCATTTTCATTGCTTCTTTCTTGTAAAAAATTACTTGAAAGAAATTTTGAACCTGTGATGTATGATATCTCAGCTTGTGTATTCATATCAGTTATACTTATAGTATACTCGTATGACTCAGTTTTATTTTCATTGTAGTCCATAAGCATATCTATAAGTCCACCAGTGGCAAGATAGTTTACGCTTTGATGTGCAGGATTTAAAAAGTCAAAAGACCCTAGCATAAGAAGACCACCAAAGTCTAACGCTTTAGCTTGATTGTCTATAGGTGCATGTGTCGTAGGTGAGTAGTAGCTATTTCTATTTATACCACCAGCTAGCCAAGGTTTGTTGTAGTTTGTATTATCGCCATTTTTACTTGAAAGTGCTCGTGCTGTTATAATGCTTTGCTCATAGTCCTCTTGAGCTTTTTTTATTTCTGCATTGTATTCAGGGATAGTCTTATTCCATAAATTCCGATACTCAGATTCTGACATTTTTAGGCTTTCAGGTTTTTTACCATCAAGATATGTTAGCTTTTCTGATGCGGACATAGAATTTATGTTTTGCATTATTGCATTTTTTTCTATATAGTATATTGTTGCTTCTGTTTCTCGTAAAAGCTTACTATATGTTTTGTATGCAGCACCTCTTCGCCTTTTCACACCTTGAGATGGATGTAGCGAATTTAAATATTCTAGCCTCTTGTATGGATCGTTGTAAGCTAATGTATTATTTCTTATTGCAGTTTGAGAACTAGTCCATGCCATTCTATTACCTTAATCCACTTTTTTAATAGCATTTTGAAACGAAGCTATATTTGTAGGAAGTGTAACATTTGCTAAATCTTTTGCTATATTAAATATAGGTGACCAACCAGCTTCAGGAACGACTAATCCTCCAGCTCCTAAAGTTCCCCATAAATCGCTTAGACTATCAAAAACTTTTAGCTTGTTGTTGTAAATAACACTTGCACTTAGTTCTGTTTTTTGCGTATTTACATATTCTGTATCTGCTATTATTTTTAGATTGTTTAGTTCCACTGTACTTAAACTAGTACCAGGTACTATTGTTTTTGAAGCTACTCTTTTATAGTCACGAAACAAAATATACTCTTTGTTTATAGTTTCCGTTGTTGTAATACCATCTTTGTTGATAGTTGTTTGTTCTACTGGAACTGTAATAGTGTCTTCATCTATCAATTGTGTTTCAATTTTATTCCCAACATCATCTATCCAAGAACGATAAAAAGTGTATTCAAATTTTATACCACCGTTTCTCAGTTGTTCTGTAATATACTTTTGTTCTTTTGTGTTGTTGTCTATTCTTGCACCATCTAGCATAAAAGGTGTCATTCGACGAGATTGTTCTAATTTCTCTCTGTTCATAGATATTTCAGTATCTGTAAATTCATTTTGCTTATATACATTTAATGCTCTAACACTACTATCCAAAGAACCAACTATACCATCGGACACTATTAAAGCTAGTTGTTCATCTTCCATATTTGTTTCTTTTTCTATTTTAGAAATTATTGCAACCAATTCTTCTCCAAACATTTGGAAAATTCCTCGAAGATGTTCATTGTTTGTGTCTATATCCATAAATTCTCTCCAGTTGTTTTTTCTATAGTTTCAGTTCCATTATCATCATTATATTTGTGTGTATGTTGTAAAACTTTATTCATATTTGTCCTTAAAATATTCACTTCATTTTTAAGTTCTTGTATTTCAGAAACTTGTGTATCTACTGTATTTTGAAGTGTATTTACTTTTGTAGCTAAGTTCCCAACGGTAGTATTTTTCAAAAGATTTATTAACTGCGTTAGCTCTCTTGTTTTTGAAAAAGTTACCTTAGATAACTTATCTCTTTTCCTATTGTTAGCTGGCAAAATTTACTTCCATAAATTGCACTACATCAAAATTTGGACAACTCTTACTACTAACTTGATAATGACCCAATACATCTTCTTTTTTGAGATTATAATCGATCATCAAGTTGCCAACCAAAACTTTTAAAGAATCATATTGTTCTAATGTAAATTGATCTACTCCAATAAGACAAATACCAAGATGTGTAGAGTTGTATCCGCTAGCATGAGCACCACTCCAATAATGTGGGCGACCATTCTCAATTTTTCCATTTTCATCTATGATATGATGATATCCAACACCATCAAAGCCACGCTCTTTATGCCATCTATGGATATCTTCTGCTGTATCTCCACGACCTTGTGGACTGTCACTACAATGTATAATAATTCCTTTTATATTCATTTGTCATCCTTTGCATTTGAGAAATAATCTGCTCCAAAAACCGCACCTATAAACACAAATAATGCAGGTGCTATTGAAATAAGATTTTTAGCATCTTTATTTATATAGTCCATAATAATTGCACTTGCAAGTACAGTTGCTGCTAAAATCATAGAAAATATTTTAAAACATAATCTCCATCTGTTTTTATTTTGTAGTGTCATTTTTATCTCCATATTCATCTATCTGCCAATCATAAAAATACAATATATCTTTATATAATGTATTAAGCTCCAATAAACTAGGAGTGCAAAGTTTTTGCGTATGTTTATCTTTAAGCTCTATATATGCACCTTTTAATTCTACTTTGTTAAAAGTGTATTTTTGTTGCTTTATATACTCTGTTTTTATTACTATTTTCTCTTTTGGTGTGCAACCATTAGAGATAAAAGCGAGTGCTATTAATACTAATACTTTTATTTTTATCATAATTTATGTTGTCCTTTACTTTTAACTTTTTTGAATCACTTAACGCTTCAAATATTGCTTTACTTTTTTCATCAGCTGTTATAACTTTTTGTATTTTTATATTTTCGTTTAGTACATCTATTTCTAAAATTTTATTTTTGATAGTTGTTTTTTGTTCAGATATAGTATTTTGCATATCTTTCCATTTATAAACCCCATAAGATAGTAAAGTAGCTATTAATATATAAGGTAAAAATTTAATATAACTCATATCTTTACTTTACTAAGCAATGTATTCATCATCTCATCGGTGTACGAGTTGATACCTAAATCTAGTCGCTTTTTGTTCAAAGCGGTCAAATATTTTATAGTTGTTTCAAAATCAATTACATCAATATCTTTAAAGTCACTATACGCTTGCCGAACTTCAGCTCGTATTTGTGTTTTTGTATTTTCTAAAATAAGTTCTTTGACTTGCTTTTCTGTTTTTGCGTGTCTGTTATTAGAAAATTTATGATGTGTGTAAAACAAAACTATTATCAGTAGTGCTAAGTGCATATTGTAAACATAGATATACTCTTGTGCAATACCCCAATTCAATGCACTTGTTATACTAAAAGATGTAATAAATGTTAGAAATAGTCTTATCTCCTTTACAAATGTTATTGTTGTAGTTAGTGTTTGTAGCATTCTATTCTCCTATAGATCTATTACAATGATTCGATTGTATTCTTTTCAAAACACAGCATAATGATTTTTCAAACCAATTTGCTTGACCTTTTTTTATTTTACGACCTATATGTGAGCTAATAGTTTCATCTTGACTACCATTCCAAAAAACTACATTCCCCATTTGATCTAGCACTAAAAGAAATCTAAAAAACCTAGATCTCTTTTTCTTGTCGTTTTCAAATTTTTCAATAAGAGTATCTTTCATTTTAGTAACCTATATCGCTTTTCATTTTATCACCATCTGCAATACAATTAGATACATAGCTTTCATAAGCCACTCTTTTTTCATCTGTTATATCTCTTTTATTCATAGCAATTTCATCTGCTATATCATATCTTTTTGCGATATTTGCTTTCACCAGATCATTTATTCTATTTATTTGGTCGCTATTTTTTACAAGTGCTTTAAACTCTTGATATACTATCTCTCTACACTCTACAAGTGGGTTTTGAGATGCTATCAGCTCATCTATCTTTGCTGTATCATCAGCAACAATACTCACAATATTTGACAAAACATTTTCCCCCGTGAAATTTGTAACTACTACATCTTCACTTCCACCTCTGAACTCGTGAGTTGTAAACTCATCACTAACTTTGTTGTACTCTATATATTTAACCATCTTATGCTCCCTTGTGGTAATAAATGTAAAATTTGAAATTCAATCAACATACTTCTATAGTATGGTATGCTACCTGTTCCTTTTGCATGACCTATTAGAGATACTATTGATTCAAGTTTAAATTTTTTTATTGCTCTTTTCATTTTAAACATACTATGCTTTCTTACAAACTTGATACTTTTCCATGTTCTATATCCTACAAAGTTTATACCTCTCTTGATTTTTTGTATGTGCCAATGTGATAGTCTAAGATTTAGTTTATCTTGTACAAAATTTTCACATCTTCTTTTAAATTCTTTTGCTTCATCTAGGCTCAATCCTATCATGACAAAATCATCTACATATCGTACATAGCTTTTCACTTTTAATTCTCTTTTTATAAAATGATCGAGTGGATTTAAAAACATCAAAGCATATATTTGTGATAGTAAGTTTCCTATTGGTATACCTAGCTTTGTCATCATCTCAGCAAACATACACATCACTCTCACAAATCTAGTATCTTTTATATATTTTTCAAAAAATCTTTTCAATATACTTCTAGTTATGTTATAAAAAAATCCTTTTATATCTAGCTTTGCAAAGTATTTATTTCCATCATATTTTCTAATCTCTTTTTGTGTATATTCACTTGCTTTGTGAGTGCCTTTTCCTTTTCTACAAGCATAACTTGTATCTATCATTTTTTTGTCAAAAATTGGATATATCGTTTTGTAAATAGCGTGTTGTACTACCAAATCTCTAAAATGAGGAGCATATATTGTACGCACTTTATGACCCTCTTTTATTTTAAATATTTTATAAGACTTTGGTGTATATCTATCACTATGCAACTCTTCATAAAGTTTTTGTATTTCACTTCCTATATGAGTATCAAAATAAAAAGTTCCATATTTCTTTCTTTTGTCTGCTCGTGCTATTTCATACGCTTCATAAAGACTATCTATAGTAAATGTTTTTTCATATAAAAATCCAATTCTCTTAGATTTTTGTGATGTTCCTTGACTTTCGAGATTTAACCTACTTGAAAAGGCTACATCGTTTTTGATTTCGCTTATAGCAGGACAACATATCCCTGTTTCTCCAGTATCAACCATCGTTGTTTCAGGTTTGAAGAAAGAGTCACGACCGCCAATATTCGTATTCGAATTCGACCGATTATTATTCAGATTCACAGCACCCACGCCAGCATTAGAAGAGTTACTCCAATTACCGCCACGAAGAGCCGAAACCTCATTTTGTTCAGATTGCATATTGTTATGTTGCCCTATATTATTATTCACTAAAAATTACCTTTTTTCTTTTCACTACTTATCCAAGCACCTATCAATCTTCCTATCTCATCCACTATCCTTTCTATTATCATAAATCTTCTTTGTGCAGAAAATGCCACATCGTGCTTTCCATTTTTGTAACCTAAATATCCTAGCTCATGATCTAGATATAATTGCATCCGTAGTTTTTGATGTGTTATATCAAGATTTGTCATTGTTGTTTTCTTGTGGTATCTCTTTTGACACTCAGTGATAAGATCATACATGTCATCAGCGGTATTTTTTATACGCATACATAATGCGTACTTTTCATCTCTAGGAAAATGAGCAAGATAGTTATTGAGTAACTTTCTCATTTCCATAAACTTACGATTTAATACCGCTTCACCGCTATTTCCCATTTAACATATCCGTTTCGCTACCGCTCACTCTAAACAATAATACAGGCACGACCGCCAAGACTCGCACCCGAATCCGACCGAAAACCACTCAGATTCACAGCACCCACGCCAGCACTAGAAGAGTAACTCCAAGCACCGCCACGAAGAGCCGCCATTTCGTTTCTTAAGTATCTGTATACACCATCGTTTCCAAACTCAGTTGTTCCACTTGCACTATGACCATTTGTATTTGGTATTCCAAGTGCATTTTTTTTGTAAGAGATAGAGTTCCTATCTGTACTCATTGGAAAAACTTGATTTGCACCATTTCCTAAATAAGTCCAGCCATCATTTCCGCTTACTACATCAGATATATCTACTACATCATAGTTTCCTATAAAATAAGCACCTGTAGCATCTGCACTATTATCATCTACTATTGTTCTTATATCTACAGATTCTTTTAGAATTAAAAAACCATCCGAATCAGTACGGATAAATCCACTTCCTATTTCCCACATATTTCCATTTAGATCTGCGATACCATTTTCTTGACCATTATGTGTTGTTTTTGCAAAGTTGCTACCGCTTCCTGTTAATGCACAGTTAGAGTACCCACTACTAGTAAAAGTTACACTAGAATCATTGTAATCTTTTAGTGCATTTCCTAGACAACCTTTTGGCATTTTTGGATTTACATCTATATATGCACAAGCTGTTGTATTTGTAGCAGATTGACCTTGTGCTAGTGCTATTCTTGCCAACATACTGTACACCCAATTTGGTGTTACTACTGCATTGCTATCCATAGTTTTTATAGCTGTATACATTCCACCATAATTATTTATATGTGTTCCATCAAGACTTGATATTGGATTATGATCTGAGTGTGTACTTAATGGGTCTTGACCAGCTTGTGAACTTAGTGTTCCATTGTTGTTTGTAGCTCCGTATTTCCCTACGAAAATACCGTCTATCTCTATACCACCATTTATAAAACTTCTATCTAATACATATCCAGCTTGTGGTGTGTCTGAAAAGTCTGGAGTGTTTCCTGTTAACTTGTAGTAGTGTTTTGGTATATACACAAGTACAGCTCCACTTTTTAAGTGTAGATAGTTTCCATACGCTTTTGAACCTATCACATCGTGACCATCAAGACCAATACAACCAGCTTTGTTCATCATATTTCTAGGTGCTGTTGCTACACCAAAACCTATTTGACCTTTTGTTCCTAAAGAGTAGATATCGGGGTCGTTAAAAGTTTTATCTCCTATTATTACTTTCCCTGCGAATGTGTTTGTTTTTGTAAATGTGTTTTCTGCATCTAGGTCTGATTTTTTATTTAAAAGATCATTTGTTTCATCTTTAGAATAAATATTTACTAAATTAATAGCTTCGCCCCACGAACCGTCAGGGTTTCTAAAACGAATTGAAGTATCTCCAATTTTTTCATGCTCAGGTGCTAGACCTTTATCTCCTTGTTTACCAGCTAAAGATGGAGTAATATAATCTGTACCATCTGAGAAGTGCCAAGTAAAAGTACCATCCCCATTATCATCAATACTATCCATAGTAAGACTATCGCCTTTTGCACCTTTACCAAACTTCACACCTTGTGACCAAGCACCACTATCATCACTTATTTTAAAGTAAAGAGTTTCGCTATCTAAAGCAAAAAAAGATGTATTTGCTTTTACATCATCGTACATACTCTTAGTAGCTTCAGTTCCGTAAGCATTTATACGAAAAGAATCCCCTTGTTTACCAGTAAGCCCACGAGGAACACCAAGTGTCAAAGTTCCACTTGAAGAGTTGTAGTTAGCACTAGCACTTTCAGTTTCATCCAAAAGCTGTATTTGTACAGATAAGTTTTTCACTTCGTTAATCTTTGTGTTTGCATCACTTGCTAAGTTTACAACTTCCGTATGCTTTTCTTTTACCTCTTTGCTTTCTGTATCTAGTGCTTGTTTTATTTGTAAAATTTCATTGTACTTATCTAAAGTTGCTTGAGCTTTCTGTAAAATATCTTGATGTTTTGCAGAAATATCATCAGCTTTTTGAGTAACCAATAAAATACTCTGTAGATTATTTTTTACATCAGTTATATTGTTTATCTCTTCATCGGATAATTTTATATTTTCGATATTTCCATTTATATTAATCAGCTTGTCTAAATTTTCTGCTATTTTATTTATGTTTATTATGAAACTTTTATTTTGATCAGTTGTCGGCATTATTGTTCTCCTTTTTTGTTTGATAAGTATTCATCTAAAATTTCAACAACATCTATCGTAGTTTCTGACTCGTGTATATTATCTGCATAATATACATACAAATCAAATAGAGATTGTTCAGTTTTAGTAAAATATGGATTTTCCCCAGTGAAATAAATGTCTAGTTTTTTGATAAAATTATCACTTAGAACTTTTTCATTATTTTTCATATCAATAATATCTGAATAACAAGATATCTTAAGCTGTCCAATCAGATCTATAGTTTTTTGAGTTGGTGTTGTTTTTATAGTAAAGTTAAAAACAAAACCATTTGGAAGAGTTAACTTGTATGATGAATCAGATTGGATTGTGTCATTTTCTCTTAGTTCTTTTTCCCAAATCAATGAATCAATAGTAATGTTTTCGTTTAAAAGATATCCATCAAGTGTTATAAGCGGTTTTCCTACTAAGTTTACAAGTTGTATATTTATAGTGTCGCCTACATTAATTCCAAGATTTAAAACTTTTAAAGATATTTTTCTCAACTCAACACCTCTCTTCTTTATTTTATTGATAGTAACAAATAAAAAAGTGTTAAGTGTATTTTTGAGATTGTAGTTTTAGATTCGCCACCCCTTTGATTGAGTTTGGCGTTGATCTTCTATGTTTTGTTTTTTAGGAGTTTTCGCTCTTTTTGCTACTATAAAATCATTGATACAAACATTTGCTATAGTTTCTATACAATCATCTTGTTTGCTATCTTTTTCAGGATGAAAAGCTTTGTACTCTTTTTTTACTTGTTCTTGTCCTGTGCCACCTTTTACAAATCGAATCTGATTGTTTTTCAAATATGTATCGATACTGTCTTCTATTTTTGTATTTTTTGATATGGAGGTTTTTGGATTAAAAAGAGTTATTTTATTTGTGATAATCTCTTTGTGTTCTTGCTTTCTTTGAGCATTTACTTCTTTTATTTTTTTTCGTAGGTTTTGTTCTGTGAGTATTCCCCCACCACTCGACTCCATAAATACAGGAACTCGTGGATTATCAATCATAACAGTTATGATTTGATCTACAAATTCATCGTTGGTCCACTTGCCAAACCAAGTGCCATACACATTGAAAAGTTCTACTTTTTTAATGTTTTCAGATACACCTACTACACTTATCGCTCTATTATCTGCTGTTTGTTTGATACTTTGTGCAGGGTCGATACTGATACATTTATTATCTTCTTCTAGTTCCCAAGTAGCTACATAGGTAAAATCATCTTCTATAGCATATCCACTCTCAACAGTTTTAGGATCTTGCATATACTGAGAGTACCATTTTTCATTCATAGAGGATTTTTGAGATTCAAGCATCTCTACAGTTTCAAAGTGATTATTCAGAGGTTCATTTGCAGGTCGTTTGTAATAAAACTCCATAAATTCATATACTTGCTCTTTATCTTCTATCCCTGTAAGATTTATATGTGTCCATTTTTCAGGCTCTTTGTCAAGCAAATATCCTACTAAGTCTTGCTCATGAAGTCGTTGCATAATGATAATAATGGCAGCTTTTTTGTTTGGTTTTCGTAGTCTTGATGTTGCGGATGATTCAAAAAAGTTTATGACACTATCTCTTTCAGGTTTATTGTTTGCTAGTATAGCTTTCATAGGATCATCAATAATCAAAAAATCCCCATGAAATCCAGTGATACCACCACCTAAAGTAGTAGAGAACATTCCTCCTATTTTTCTACCATCTTTATCTAGGTACCATTTTTGGTCAGCTCCCTTTTGAAGTTTTTTATCTCCAAATACTTTACTGTAGGCTTTACTCTTAATCATATTTTTTACATCTGCTGGAGTTTCTGTTGCTAGTCTATCATCATAAGTTGCATAGATACTTCTATATTTATCATTTTTACCTAGTACCCAAGATACAAAAAGCTTCACCGCAAACTCTGTTTTACCATAAGATGGTGGTACATTGATAATCAGTCGTGTAATATCCCCACGATACACCGCCATAAGAACCTTACACAAAAGCTCATGATACCAAGACTCTAAAAACTCCTCTTCATGAAACTCCTCAAACATCCATCTAGCATAATGCAACATATCCTTTTGAGCCATAGCAATTTTAAAGGGTTCTGCTCTTTTCTTTATGAGTGCTTGTTCTATATCTGTCATACTTTTGTAATCCTTATATTTGCACCTATACCTGTAATCTTTAGCATAGGTTGTAATACTTTAAATTGATTTTTATACCCTTTAAGATAAGTTGGATTTTGCATTTTCAAAAATTCAATCAAAGAAGTAGAGTTTTCAAACTCTAAATCTTTTTGTGTCTTATAGTGCTTTAATACTAACATTTATTTAAAATGGTATTTCATCATTATCAGGGATATTTAAATCAGGTGCATCATCGTTGTTGTTTGGTGGTTGGTTATAATTTGGTTGAGCTGATTGTGTTTGATCATTTGTATAGTTTTGTTTTCTATATGGTTGAGCTACTACATTGTAAATGTGGGAACTATCTTTTTTATTTTCTTTATCTACAGCAAATAAAGTAAAATATATAGATTCTTTTTGGATGAAAGGATCGAATATATTTCCTTTTTTATATTTTAGTCCACCCTCACTTACTGCATCTTTGATACTTCCTACTATCTCATTTACCACTTCACCACGCTTACCAAGCATCGCCCATAAATGATAATCAGGATGATTTTCTTTTCCTTGTGCAGCTGTACCATTTCCAACAACTCCACTTTCCCACTTGAACTTATTTACAGCTATTGTAAACTCTTTTTTCATCGTAAGTGTTCGTATGTGCATTACTATCGTTGGTATTTTTTTACCATCTTTTTCATAACTATCTTTATAAACTTTTCCTATATTTGCCATTTTTTAATTTTCCTTTTTTTGTTTTTTCTAAAAATCAAAGATATCAGGCATATCGACATCTGCCGTATCTTGTGTTGATTCGAATGTTGTTATCTCAGGTTCTTTATGTGTATAGTTTGGTTCTGCTGAATTAAATTTAGGCTTTCTATATTTATCCAATGCACCACAAGGCATCCCATTTTTATCTACTTCTATTCTATAAAAATCACTTGTTTGAGGAACAAACATAAGATGTTGTTTTGGGTGTTTTTTAGTATCTTTGTTTTTAACCCAAAGCACTGTACGCTGTTCATTGTCAGGATTTTTTGTATCTGATTTATAGATGTGATACCAAATAAAAGCTTCGTGGTCTGCATCCATACACCCTTTTACAGAGACTATAGAGGATTTTAAATCCTCTTTTGAAGACTGTACAATCATAATAATTGGGATGTCTAATTCTTTTGCTAACTTACCAATTTTACTAAACATATCAGATAGTTTTTTTTCATTTGTTGTGTGGTTCGGATCATTATTTGTAATACGCAACATACTATCAAGTGCTACAAGCTTTATCTTATTTACTTTATGTTGATATCGTATCTCTGCAATGATTTTATTTACATCATATACATCATCGAATATAAAAATATTTTTAGTATCTCCTTGAAAAAATCCATCTTCTTGCTGCTCTTCTATATTTTCATCATAATCCTCAGCCCCAAACTCTAAACTACCAAATAAAACGGGGTGATTTTTTGATACATTTTCTATGATTCGTGTAAGAGTAAAAGTTTTACCACTCTCTTTAAGTCCACTAATAAACATAAAACTACCAGGCTTTAAACCAACTTTTCCTTTTTTTGTGAGTACTGTATCTATAAAAGGGATATTCGTTTTTATACGCTCTCTTTCAGGTTGAGCTTTACGCTCTGCTCTTACATCATCCAGCTTTTTAGTATGACCTTGATTATTTAAGAATTCATAGTCATTGAGTGTATTTTGGATAAGAAGAGTTACCATATCAGGGTCACATTTAGGATCGTTTAACATTTTTGTTGTTTCAGCATTTAACTCTGAAAGCATTCTTTTCCGATATTCTTCTTTTATTTTTTTAATATATTCTAAAAGTATCTCTTGTGATGTTTGCTTTTGAGCCAAAATGTTGAAGATAATATTTAGAGGGTCTTTAAAATCTGTTTTGCTTAAATACTCAGCTATTAACTCCTCATCAAAAGGTTTTCCAGCTTTATAACAAACGCTAATAACCTCAAATATATCTTGCTGTATGTTACTAACAAACCATTGTTTACTTATACCTGTAGACATAAGTATATCAAGGTTTATGTTTTTATATTCGTGCGCTGTAATAAGTGAAGATAATATTTTATCTCCTATTTGTAAAGTATTCATGATGCAACCTCCGTATTTACAACATTGTGCTTTTCAAATTGTCTATCTATTAAAATTCTATCATAAAATATAAAACCACCAATTTTAGAATAAGGCAATATTTTTTGTTTTCTTAGTTTTGCTTGTGTGCTTATCTGTATTTTAAACTCTTCTGCGAAATCTTGTGTGTTTAGCCATCTTTTTTGCATTAGTAAAATCCTATTTTTAAATCACCGAGCAATCTGCAGTGAATCATAATATCTCCATCACGGAGTGTTGCAATAAATGGTTGAAAATTTAAAAAAAGTTGTTTTAGCTCTTCATCCACTTTTATAAAATGTATGCCTGCTATTTTTTTATAATTAAAAAATTTGCTTCCTGTTGCTTCCATAAAATTAATTCTATTTATAAATGATAATTTTGATATAGATAATTGTTCAGCAAGTTCTGATATCTGCAAATAATTACTTAGATCAGTTGTTTCTCTATTCGCTTTTTCACAAAGAACTTCTCTTTTTATGAACGAAACCCTTTTTATTACTATAACTTTTTCAGGATGTTTTCTTTTTAATTGACTAGAGTTATAATCTAGTCCATCAATAGTATCTATCTCTTTTAGTAAAACTAAATCATCAAGTATTCTTATCATTGATACATTCCATTATCTTTTGGTTGATTAAATTTCTTTTGGTTTTTACACCAGTTTCTATAGGCACTAAACCAATTTACAAACATATTTCCTTTTGAGATATGATAATCGGCAAAAGTTTCAAATGTTGTTTTAAATTCTACATTTTCTTTTTCTGAATATTCTTCACATTTTATTTTGAGTAGTTTTTTGTATTCAGAAGTTGTTTTGTCTAGCCTTGTTTTTTTCCCCAGTGAAAATAATTGAGGTTGTTTCTTTTTTTGTGGTGAGTTCATCTCAAAATCAAATTCGCCTACTTTTGGTAAAAATTTATATTTATCTGCTTTAGGAGTTGTTGTATATGCAGGAACTGTGTTTTTATTTATACAATCTATTAAATCAGCATTTTCAAGTTCAGCCAAAGCTTTCGTTAATGTTCTCGTGCTAATTTTAAAATGTTTAACTTGCAATAAAATCATGTTTCTGTACATAACAGTATATACTTTGTTGTTGTGAGTAGTTTTTTGTATCTGCGAATGTGTCATAAGTTTTATGATTACATCAAAAATGATAGCAGCATTGATAGATACATTTTCCTTTTCACAAAGTTCCTGATCTATCAAAATTCGCCTAATCATTTTTCGGCACCATTTGGATTTTTTGAAATTGGAACTATCTCTACACCTGCAAAGTCATTGATATGCTCAGCTGTAAATCTTCTACCACCACTTTTAGTTTTTGTGGATTCAATCTTCTTTTTCATAACATATTTTCTTACAGTTATTGGATTGACATTTAATATTTTTGCTGTTTGGTTCACTGTATACATATAGTCTCCTCTTGTTTTTATTCCTTTAT